TCAAGTTTGTAGCACCTCCACCACCTCCGCCAGTAGTAGTGCAATTAGCATTTCCAGTACAGCCAAATATAAAAGTTTCCCAATCAGCTTGTGTTGCGTAAACAACACCACTCTCCATAGCTATGTCTGGATATGTAGCTGTAAAGGTTTCTCTTGATTCTCCTAGATAAATGTAGTATTCAGTAGAACTAGCAAACTCTTTAGAGCATCGTACATTAACCAATAAGTCCTCAATAAACCTATTGTTATTATCTGCATCTTCTATGATTAGATAATTTCCTTTTTTATAAATCTTTATTACTGCCATTATTCTATATTGAATTTAATATCATTTGTAAACCAAGTAGCACCAGTATATTTATCATTTAAAATACTAAACCAATTTTTTATTCCGTATGGATTTTTAGACCAATAAGCTGAATCTGTACTTTTTTGATTGAAATTAATCCATGCAGAAGTTTCTATCTGACTTTTCGTAGTGTTAAATACTATGTCATCACCATTAGCATACTTTGTTTCTGTCAAATACTCTGCCATCCATGCTCTATTATATACTTTTACAGTTTTATAAGTCTTACCATCATTACCAACATAATCACCTAAATAAGAGCCTTCAATCAATTGAAACTCTGCTGGTAGTAAGTTTCTGCACAATCTAACATGAGTATAATCAAACTTTAATATACTATTTAACATACCTACAGTAGACTTAACAAGACCAGAACTTTCATTAGACCATTTAGCATAGTAATAATGAATACCCTCACTAGATTCTGAATTTACATAAGTTTCATTAATCGGTATAACAAAATTACCATCATCATTAAAAAATGTAGCTAACCACTCATTAGGAATACCACCCTCACTAAACTTCATTAAAACCACGATGGATGGTACAGCTGTAAAATTCTTACTGTTTGGAGAAACAACTTCATTCCCAACAAATGCCTTTCTAAAATATCCAGTTCTTAATATTGGATAAAAATTGTTTCTATTATAAAAACCAGTACCTCTAAGGTCTGATGGTGTTGTATATGGTACAGAAAGACTTTCCATGTCAGCATTATTAGGTAATCTCCAACCATTAGTAGGATTAGCTATATTCCTAGCATCTTGCATTGCATAACCATTATACAGATAACCCCACTTAATAAATTTACCATTCTCACAATCTAATTCTTCAGCATTAGAATTTACATTAAAATAAGAACGAAAATCTACACTATTATGCTCTATATCAACCCAAGCATTTTGAAAGTAAGTCTTTACAGAACATAAACAAAGGTCTTGAAATTGACTATTACGATGTATGTATGCACCTTTCATATTATATTTTTATCCAAATATCACCATCCTTAAAAGTATTACTACCAGCAATACCATTAACTCCAAAACCATCTACACTTCCGTATTTCGCATCAAAATCTGCTTGTGTCGGAAATGATGGCTGAATAAATACAGCAACACCTCTACCCTTAACAGCATTACTAGCAATTGTACTAACTAGATATTGCATAGTTACTTTTTTAGTTACGTATGTAGCACCTATTTTCTCTGATATATCCAACAAAGAACCCATATCTGGACTTGCGTTTGCATCTGGATACTGTGTTATTTTTATTCCCATAATTAATTAGTTTTATAAAAAGTTATAACTACTTGGCTCATAGCATTTAAAGTGTCAACACCATTAGTATAATTTCTAATTGTTAGTTGACCATTAGTTGTGTTAAAAACATTTGAATAGCTATTTGATAAATTTGCTGTTCCACTATGAGTAATTATGCAATTTGTAGTTGTAAAATTAACATGGTTAATAGTGTACACTTGAAATCCAGCTTGTGTAACAGTAACAAGTCCAGTTGGTAATGTATTATTACCAATAGTATTTTTAACTACTGCAATGTCAAAATAAACACTAGCAAAACCACTTAAAACAATAGTCATACTAGGATAAGGAATTGGATTTATATAGTTTGCCAACTTCTCTAAACTCATGCTTCTAGTATCATAAGTTGAATTACCCAACAATTCAGATACATCAATCAATGAAAGCTTATTAGGATTAGTAGTGCTTATGCTACTATAATCTGTTATTTTTTCGCCCATTATTCTATAATTTTATTTAGTGAATTTTCTGTTAATTTATCAACACCATCCTCTGTTATTTTAAACGTTTCTTGAATTATAACAATATCCTCATCACATATCTTAGAAGATATAGTAAAAGAACTTCCAACTAACTTGCTTGTATCTAAATAACACTCTATAGTTCTAGTAGTGGCATTAACAATTGTATAAGTAGCTGTAGCACCAGTAATAGGATACAAAGGATTTTGAGTATTAGTCTGATGTGGAACAATTGTAGATAATAACCAAGATGGATTAGATTCTGTAGTTTCAATCATAATATCTCCCCAACCATCATACTGAAAGATTTTGTTATAAATATGAGTAGCTTTAATCTTAATCTTTTTACCTAGAACCATAGAAGTTAAAACAGCATTTGTATCTGCATCAAACAACTGAATTGTAGAAGTAAAAACACCAGTTTCATCATAATTCCAAAATCCTATTGGTTGATATTTATAATCAAAAACACCATTTCTTTCAATCTGCAATTTATAGTAAGTATTATAACCTAAACTATCAAGTGAGTAATTTCTCCAATTCTTGTTATTAGTTTGATTGCCAATAAAAATAGAACTAGCATTAGTTTCAGTTAACCAATATCTCCAGTTAATCATTACTGGATAAGACAATCTAAACACTTTAGTATTAGCATCAACAACATTCTTTAGCTTTAAAAAACCTTGTTTCTTAGATGAAGCACTAGGTAAGTTGTATTGCCTATCACTATACAAAGTACCCCACACATCCCAGTTCTGCTGACTTAAACCAAAACTCATTTCATCCAATGTAAACTCATCAAGAATACCAGTCATATCTTCTTTAACAGCAACTATACTAGCTATAACATTAGTATTAGCATCAGTCTTTTTAAGTTGAAATTCCGAAAATAAATTAACATTATCTTGAATGTTACAAGCATAAGGACTTAATGAGTTTGATGGTGTTTGAGTAACATCAGCATAAGTAGTATTGTTATTTTCTTGTGTATAGAAGTTTGTAACTGGTGTTATCTCTTTACCTACTGGCATTTTCTTTTGTAAATCACCATCAAATAAAATATGATTTACATTACCACATTTAACCCAAATAATTATTCTTCTATCATCCTCATTCCTACCATCAAAAAAATCAGAATAAAATTGACTAAAACTTATGTTTCCATTTATAACACTTAATCTATAACCTCCAAAATCAGTATCAGTAACAGTCGTTAGACTAATGTCTGCAACACAATTTAATGACGTTGGTAATGAACCATTATAAATGTATTTAGTAGTTCCAGAAAACAATAATGTAGTTTGGTCGTCTTTTTTATTTTTATTGTAATCTGATAATGTTACATAAGAAGCACCGATTTCAAACCCATTATAAACAAGGTAATCAAAATTTCTAAGGGCAAAAGTAAAAGCAACTTGATTTGCTATTCCAACATTGTTGTAATATAAAGTTGGAATATTATATTGTGTTAACTCACTATTAGCTGTACCAGCATTATAAGGTTCATCATACCAACCAGTATTAGCATTAGAGTTATAATATAATTCAGTAGGTGTATTATCATTTTGGCTCAATGAAAACTTCATTAAAGCAACTAATTTAAGGCAATTACTACCTTTAAACTTTTCCTCAAATAATATGTTTGGATTTTCTATTACAAACTCAACCTCATACTTTTTAGTAACAAAAGATGGTGCGTTTGCAATCCTATTTACATTAGCTTTTCTAGTTATTTTATAATTACTTATAGCAAAACTACCACTTTTCTTTCCACTAGGAACTAAAGTTGTAAAACCATCTACTGCCAAAACATTTAATGATATATTAGATGCTAAACCTAATCTTGTTTCTTGTCCATCAATCAATGAACCTAAAGATGGTGTTGCTACATTATTACTATCAGCAATAAAGTTTAAGCTTAAATTAAAAGAGTTTCTAGTAGTAGTTTTGTAAATTAACCAAGTATAACCATTACTATTCTGACCATGAGTAGCTGGCATAGTTCCAGAATAAACCAACTCACTATCACTCAAAGAAACTATGGTTAAATTTCTAGTAAAACTAAGTGCATCATTAGCATCAAAAGTATTCCAAACTATAGAATCTCCAACTCTAAATCCCTCCTTAATAAAAGACTTTCCATTACCACTCAAGGTAATAGTTTTAACAAGCGTATTAAGATTTAAGAAAGTATCTGGTGTTGTTATGATAGAAACATCTTCAAGAACTGTAAATTTACAAGTAGTTTTATCACCAGCATTAGCTGTAAATACTTTAAACGTCTGATTAAAAGAATCAGTAAACGTACTATTTATTAGTGTTATTGGCATCTGACAATTCTGTTAAAAGTTTGTTTAAAGCTGTAATATCTTTCTTGTTAATAGCTTCATTTATGCTATTACTTAGAGCCATCAATCTTTGTATAGATTCTTTTTGCTCATCAGTTTCAGCTTTAGACAACAAACTCTCATATATAAGTCGCTGTCTTTCAATTGTTTCCTCAATTGATTTTATTGTATCTGCAAAAACATTTTCCATAATTCAAAATTAAAATATTTTCTCTAGTTTTATGTTATTGGTATTTATATTTTTTGGCTCTTTATAAGTAATTATAGAATACTTTTTTTCATCATAATATTCCATGTTAATAATCTCACAATCTTGACCATCTATAGTTATAAAGTTATTTTTATAGATTGATAAAAACGTTTTAGAATCCATAGGAAATTTTACATTGTTTCTAATAATCCTCATAAATCCAGAATTAGGACTATTTATGTAGTGAAATTTATCCCATAATACAGATGTGCTTAATAATGTTTGGTTAGAATTTTTAACTGGTCTACTTACACCATCGTGTATAAATATTTTAGTAGACGAATAGTATAATTGTGAAACTAGAACTACACCTTTTTTATCAGAATAGTCATCACCTCCATTAGAAACCCACTGGAAAGCATCTTTTAACCCCTCATAAATATCCTCAAACCAATTTGTGGACTGCTTAGTATAAGCTAAAGAAAAAGGTATATTAATATCAGTCAATCCCTTTACTGTACTTAATGTTGCTGTTGGTGAATCTGGATTGTTTTGTATAGAGTATTCTGAAGCTTGATGTACATAATTATCCAATGTTACAATATCAGAATAGTCATTATTGTAGTGTATAAAATACCTTTTAAACAATCTTGAAAAATCATATCTATATTTATTTGTTCTAGTGCTTTGCTCATTTAATGAAGAATCAAGTTTAATATCTGCATTTCTTTTAAACTTATCCCATCTTTCAAAATAAACAATCTTATCTACAACTCTAACTTTAGCATTAAACATAGATTCCATTGCTGAAATTAAATCACCCAATGTACTTACAGAATCTTGTTCCGTTGGATAACCCCTAAACAACTTTGATGTATTAAAATCAGAAGATGAAATATCATAAATACTAGGTGTTGCATCATTTAAAGGAACTGGCAATAATGCTAATTTAGAATACTCACCACTAAATATTGAAGATTCAAATGTGTAACCTAAATACTTACACCCAGCATTTATTAAGTCTATAACTAAATTTGCTTTGGCTAACTTTATTGGAGGATTTAACAAACCTTTAATGTTATCCCATAGCTTTGTAGCTTCATAAACTAATATAGCAAAGAAGATAGCATTAATAGCAACTTTTAGTCCAGCACTAATGATAGCACCTAAAGCTGAAAATCCATAACCAGCAATTGAAGAAAACTCTTTAGCTGATTCTGCTGTTTCTTTAGCTTGCTGTGCAATTGCTATACTCATGGAATACATTGCTATAAACGAACTTACAGCTAACCCCTCTTTATCTGCTGGCAATATTATGTATTGTAACTTTACAGTAGGTATAGGATTTTTAGAATTGATTAACGAAAAAGATAATCCATCTGCTCTATCATAAAAATCATCATGAAAGTTTTGCAACTTTACTCTACATTGTATCTGATTATCTTCAATTAAATGTTCTTCAGTCAAATCAATATAGTAATCTAACTCAATACCATTTTCCATTTGAACTTTATATGGAAGACCCTCACATAACCCAGTTAAATCAATATGATTGCTAATTAATGTTTTAGCTTCTCTAGGCAATAACAATGAATCAGTTGTTACTTGAACCTCATCTGATTTAGCTTCAAAATCTACCTTAACACCAATATCAAATAAGTTCCTAGGTGTTATTTCTTGATTGTTTATAAAGTGTCGCATATTTTATTAATTTTGTAATGTTTCCTTGATTTCTGATAGTTCAGAGAATTGCACCACCTTAAACAAGTGGTGCTTTTTTGTTAGCTATATCTCCGAATGTTTCTTACAGTTGTATTAGGTTTCTTAGTAGTTTCTACAATGTGCATTACACCACCAAGTATCTCACCAACTTCTATATTCGTTTCAGATTTATTCATAATTGTTTTCTCTAATGAATCTAATTTATCAATAAGTAAGTTAGTTTCCCAATTGTTTTTAATCTGAATTGCACCATCACCAGATTTAACCAATTTACCTAACCTATGTTCTTCAGCTAATTTAGCTATTTCATAAGTAGTCATGTTGCCAGTCATAGCTGATAGTCTAGGATTTAATATCTTCTCACTACCATCTACCCTAACAATGTAACCATCTTTACCTTGTAAATCTGGATTGCCTAATGCTGTTTTAACATCTGTTTCAGTACCCTTATAGAATGTTGGTAAAGTCTTAACGAATTGTGATAGTACAGTCATGTCAGATACAGTCTTAGTTAATGGATTTTTAATCTCTGGATTGCTAGCATACGAAGCATAGGTTGAATAAACAGATTGTGCTAATTTAAGCATTTCTATTCTTCTTTGTTCTCTCTCAATATTCTTCTGAATCCTAGCTTGTTCTTTCTCATTTAATGCTAATGATTCTGTAGCTTCTATATTTCCATTTACAGCCAATTGAGTAAGCTTACTTTGTTTCTCCTTAACTTTATCTAGATTAAGTCCTAATTGCTCTAATCTCTTTTCAGATTGAGTAACCATCATTTCAAGAATCAAGTTAATATATTCATAAACACTTCTGGCTGTATCTTTCATAGATTCCATACCATCTTTAGCTGATTCAACTATTTGCTCATTAATGTCTTTAGTTTTCTCTAGCTTCTCATCCTCCAGTTGTTTATACTCATAATTAGTTTCAGCATCTATAGCTCTAATCTTTGTATCAAGTTCTTCTTTTCTTTTAACCTCATTATCTGTTCTAGTCTTAGTGTTTTTTTCTTCAAACCTTCTAAAAATATCATTAACAGCATCTAAAGCTTTTTGCTGACTAGCACCTAACTTTCCTTTTCTACTTGACTTTTGCTTTTCATCTAAAGAACTCATATTGTCTACAGCAATCATTTGATTTTGATAAGTTATTTCAACTTTCATTCTTTCCATATCTTTGAAAGCTTCTATTTGCTTATCATAAAATTCTTTTTCTTTATCTGATTTTTCTTTATATTCTTCTTTAAGCTTTTTCTTTTTATAATCAGCTTCAATATCAATCTGCTTTTTTCTTAGATTTTGAATAGCATCTAAGTTTTGAATTATCTTTTGATATTCTTCACTACCTATAATCTGTGGTGCTATGTTTAGCAAAGTCTGGTCTAAACCTTCTTCAATTTGAATCCTCTCAAACTCACTACTAGCTTTTCTAATCTGCTTTCTATAATCTTCAATTATACTTTGTGGAAGTATGTTTTTACCAACACCCAATCCATCTGGCATCTGAAATAAGTTAGACAAACCTCTCATACCTTGTTGAGTTTTCAAGAATGAATTGTCTTTATAGAAAAACAATTTAGCTAGTTTTGCTGACCTCTCAACTGCCTTATCTAAAGATTTATTATAGTTATCAAGTTCTGTTTTGTTAGCTGTTTCTTCTAAATCTCTTAAAGCTTGATTTACATCAATAACATATTCTTCTAAATCTTTAAATTCAAACTTTATCTTTTGTATTGGTGCTGTATAATTTTTAACAGCTTTATTAACTTTATCAGAAGATTTTTCACTAGCACCTCCAAACTCAAGAACCTCAACACTAGCATCAGACAATGCTGTTTTATATGTAGTTATTTCTTTATTTAAATTTGCTATATCATTTTTATATTTTTGAAATCTTGTTAAAGCTACTTGTCTGTCCAATGTATTAAACAAGTCGTTACCTTTTACTATAACCTCTTTGCCAGCATTTAATGCTTTTTTTATATCTTCTTCTGTATTTAAAGGTATTAAAGCATTTGTAAATTTATTTTTCTTAACAAATTCAAGTCTTTCTTTTTCTAACTTATCTCTTTTTTCAGAAGCTAATCTTATTCTTTCAGAAATTTGTAATTGTGTTTTTTCTTGTGCTTGTCTTATTTTTTCACTAGCTTCTCTTTTTATATTAGCTTTAGTTGCATCATCTGTAGCCCTCCTATATTTAACTGTATAATCTATTTTTAACTTGTCTATTTCATTTTCTTTTTTACCTAAAAAAGTTTCTGCTTTTTTCTCTCCTTTACTAATAGCTTTTTGATAATCATCATACTCTCTTTTTGCTCTTTCCCATCCACTTGCTACATCATACACCTTAATTGCTAATTCTGTAACTGCAAATATTAAAGCTGTCCATGCTGTACCTTTAATAATATTCTGCATACGAAGTGTAGAAGCTGTAACTTCATCTGTAGCTGTTTTAACACCAAACATTTTCTTAACCATATCGGCTAGAGTAACAGCAAACAAATTAAGTCCACCAGAAGTCGCTGAAACTACTGTTTTATAAATAGTAAAAGAAGTAGTTAAAAGAACTAATGATTTTAAAATACCTCCAATATTTTCACCAAGATACTTAATAACACCAGCTAATCTTTCAGTAGTCTTAATACCTTTACCAGCTTCATCAATTGTTAAGACAATGTTTGTTTTAAGTAAGTTCCAAGCACCACCTAGAGTTTTTAATTTATTAGCTGAACCAGTACCAAATTGTCTTTCTAACTCTTTACCAAATAAAGGCATCACATCTTCAGCCAAGACAACACCATCTTTTAGCATCTTGTTTAACTCAACTTCTGATACCCCAATTGCCTTTGCCATTATATTAAAAGCTCCTGGGAGTCTTTCTCCTAACTGCTGTCTAAGTTCCTCACTCTGAACAGTTCCCTTAGAAAATATCTGCCCTACAGCCCTTAAAGTTCCCTCAATATCATCATTACTTAAAGCTAATGTTGAACCAGCTTTTATAATCTGCTCATACAATTCTTTTCTTCTAGCTAACGATACATTTGATTCATTAGTTGAAGCTATAAAGTTTTTGTATGTGTCTACAATCTTATTAATATCTTGTCCATATCTTTTGGAAACATCAGAAGCAAATTGAAAATTATCGTTAAATTCTTGCGTGTCCTTAGATACTGAACGTAATGATAACTGAAGTGTGTTTAATTGTACTTGTGCATCTACAAAGTATCTTAAACCCTCGAATACACCAAAAGCCAATCCCATTTGTCCTAAAGCATAAGACAACTTGTTTACAGCATTTCTGTAATTACCAACATTTCTAAAATTATCACCAACTTTAGCATCTAGCTTTTTTAGTGCTTTATCAGCTAAATTAGCTTCTGTAGTAACGTGTTTGTACTCTAGTGCTAGCTTTCTATACTCATCAGTATTTTTCTTTCCATCACGTTCTAATTCTAGCATTTCTGCACCTAACGTTTTGGATTGATTTTTCAAATCTCTAGTAACTACAGATAATCGTTTATAAGCATCAGCTAAATCTCTAGCTTGCTTTTGTGCTTTCTCATTTGCTTTAGCTTGCTTTTCTGCACCCCTAACTTGTCTATCAGCAATTCTATCAGCTTCTTTCTGATTCTGTATATTAATCTTATTTCTTATCTCTGCTGTCTTAGCATCTTGTGTTGCTATTTTTGCATCAGATTCTTTTTGTGCTTTTTCAATCTTAGCTATAGATTCTTTTTTATCTACTAATATCTTAGCATTAGTTTCTTTTTTGCTACGAAGCATTTTAGCATTAGATTCTTCAATTTTCTGAATAGCATCCATTTCTGACTTTAACATCTTAGCATCAGATTCAGCTTTTTGCTGTGCTATTTTCTGACTTATAGACAAAAGTTTCTTTTCAGCTTCTTGTTTCTTAGTAGCTAAGTCTAAAAGTTCTTTGTCAGTCTTAATTCTTTCTCTAGCTAATCTTTCAGATTCTTTAGATAAATTAAGTAATTCTTTAACACCTTTAATATCACCAACATTTACCTTAGATATAGAATCTTTCATGTCTTGACCTAATGTAGCAAATGAAGCATTTAACTCACCTATCTTTTTTATAGCTGTATTCGCACCATCTATAATGTTTTTAAATAAGTTTTCGTCTGCAATTTCGTCTTTAGTTATTTTGTTTGCCATATTCGTCTATTATTAAATAAAATTCTTTTACACTTATCTGTTTCCAATCAAGTCTGTAACCTAACCATTGACCTAACTTAATCAAAGTCTTTTCAATTGAATAATCCCCCTCAACCTCCTTTTCCTCATCTCTAAGGGCTTTAATCTTCTGTTCCTCTATATCTATCAAAGTAATGTTCATTCGATTGCCAGTCCTCAAATATTCACATTCTAACAAAGCTTTTCTTTTGATAGCATTAAACAACTTCTGTTCTTTTGGTGCTATACCTTTAAACTCTGTTAATTCATTATATAAAAACTCCCAATGCTTTTCACTTTCACTTGTAATCTTAAATTCTTTGTGAACGTACTCTAGCTTCCCCTCTAAACACTTATGCCAATTATATAGTGGCATATCCTCAATTGATTCCCAAAATTCCCCTTGCATATTTTATGTAGTATGGTAAAACGTTTTTTCTTAAAATAATATAATCTCTTTCTTGTAACCCTACAATATCTTCTCCGTATATTTTAAACAAATCAATCTCATCAGTCTGTACACCCCTATTTGTAAAACTTCTTTTAATATTGTCAGATTTTATTTCTACAAAATCAAAGTTTGGCTGTGCTAATTCAATTGATTGCCAAAAATCTCCAGAATATTTCATTGTGTAATTAGAACCAGCTTTAACAATTCTACCAATTGATTCTTTGTAAATCTGTTCAGTCCTAGCTGAATAAACTGATTCTTTAGTATATTTATTTGATATTATCCTACCTTTACTGTCTAAACCTTTTTCTAAGTTTCTAGTATTCAAGTAAGTAACTAAGTTAGATATGATGTCATGTTTAAAAGCAAACTTAAAGGCATTACCATGACCAGACTTTAAAGCTAAAGCACTATACAGCATTTCACCAAGTCTAGTATCCATTAAGTTAACCATAATTCAAAGTTATAAAAAAAGGGTAACATACAAGCTACCCTTAATTCAATTAGATTTTTGTGATTAGAAAATTACTGTCTGATATGGATTGAAAAATGTTGAACTCATTTCAAAACCTCCACCAAAATATTTTAATCCGTAAACATTAACACTAGCACCAATCCCACCAGTTTGAGAAATATCAAGCTTATATTTTCCATTACCCAAGTCTGTAATTGTCCAATTAAGGTCTACACCATTTACAGCTTCATAAGCTGGTGTACCCATTGGTTCGCCAGTAATTGGGTCTTCAAAAAACTGATAAACCCATATTTTTATTAAAGATGTATTTAAACCAGAAATTGGAATATCATTTTCAGCATTTTTATAAACTATTTCTACATTAAAATAGTCAATTTCAAAACCTCCAAATCCTCCACTAAAAACAACCTCTGTATTAGCAATAACAATATCTTTAATACCACTAACCAAGTTAAAATCAAAGTTAGTATCACTATAAGGTATTAACCACATTTTAGATTCTTCTACTGAAGTTAAGAAGTCAAATGTTAAGTTCATTTTTTGAACATTAGCATCACTTGCAAATACTATTTTAGCATCTAAAGACTTATTATTGATTGATATTGGGTAAAGGTAATTACCATCTTTAATACCAATTAAGTTATTATTAGCATCAACAGCATAAACACCAACTTGTGAACAAGTAAATGAATTTATGATATTTAAAGCTTCTGGACTTTGTAAATACATATCTCCATTAAAGCTTCGTTTACCAGACTTAATAAAGAATTTTCTACCACTAGCTGTTTCTTCAAATGAACTATCAGCAATAGGCATTTCAACATTATCAAACGATTCTAAAGGATACCATCTATCTTTTGGATTTACAGCAGTAAATAAGTTAGAAAAGTTAGGTAAAGCTGTTAAATCTACCCTTGTTAAAGCACCAGTTGAATCTTTAAGATTAACAAATATTAATCTTGTTGTTACACTTTGTAAGGTAACACAATTCGGTAATCCAGTATTGGACAAACCTAATCCACATTTACAACCAAACATATTTTATTTTCTTAAAGTTCATAAAAAAAAGGTAGGGCATAACACCCTACCCATTAACATAAAAAAAGTCAATTAACTATTATAAAAGAAATGTTGAAGTACCCTCATAATTAACAGTTAATAATTTCAGTATCACCTCTGTACCTAAAGTTGTGTTAGCAATTGTCAAAGTATATTGACCTTCAATTGCTGTATTTTCAGCTACACCAGAAACATTAATTGTATTACCAGTAGCTTTGTTAATCAAAGTAAAGAAAATTGATGTCAAACCTTTAACTGGAATTGGATTATTACCAGTACCATAGTCTAATTTAGCTGTAACAACAATTGAAGTAGCTGTAGCACTAACTTTAGTAAAATTAACATCCAACAAACCATCAGCATTATTAAAATCAAAGTTAGCTTCAGTTTGAGTAATCAACCATAATGTAGATTCATCAAATAATCTGTACCAGTCAAATGATAACATGATTTTTTGAATAGAAGCATCTGTAGCAAACATTAATTTAGCTTCAAATGATTCGTTATCTACTGGAATTGGGTATAAATCATTTCCAACTTTAGAACCAACTAAAGAACCATTAACATCAACAATGTAGAAACCAAAATCAGAACATCTGTTAGATTCAAGTTTAGACAAGAATGTTGGTGTTTGCGACCATAATTCACCAGAGAAAGAACGTTTACCAGACTTGATAAAAACTTTACGACCAGATGGTGCTTCTTCAAATGTAGAATCAGCTTTTGCCATTTCAACATTTTCAAATACTGGTAGTGGATACCATCTTTTAGTAGCATCTAATTCTGTGAACTTACTAGCCCAAGTAGGGAAAGTAGTTAATGATACTTTATTTAAAGCACCAGTAGAATCTTTTAACGGAACAAGAATTAATCTTGAAGTAACACTTTGTAGAGTGATACAGTTTGGCTGTCCAGTATTGGATAAGCCAGAGTTACATTTACAACCTAAAGCCATTTTTTATAAATTTTAATTAGTTAAAGAAAAAGGGGCTTTTACACCCCAATTAATTATGGTTTCAACAATGCAGTTTTTGCAGTAGAGAAAGTACCTTTTACAAATGCTTTGTAGTGGTTAGTTTTCACATAATGAGTAGCACGTGCTTCACATAAGATTGTGAACAAGTTTTTAGTAAAGTCATCATTTACGAAACCTACTTGAATGTTCAAATCTTCTCTAATACGTAAGTTAGATTTAGTGAAATCACCAACTAAGAAAGTACCAGAAGTGATACCAGTATTAGTAACAACTGGAATACCTTTGATTCTTGTATCTCCGTTAGAGTTAACATAAATCATTGGGTAAGTGTACTCACCTTGAGTTGTTTTAATCAATTCCATTTTAGCACAATCCTCTGGGTGAAGAAGAATGTAGTTTGGCATAAATTCTTCTTTCTCGATTTGAACACAAGCAACTCTGATTACATCAGCTTCGTTAGGTGTAACAATCGATAAAGCAAAACCACCAGCAGAGAAAGCAACAGCATTAGTTAAGATACCAACTAAGTTATCTCCTAAACCATCACCAGAAAGAATTTGCTCATCTAATTTAAGTTGAACTAACTCTACTAATTCAGTATTGATTTCACCTTGCATGAATGGTAAATCAGAAGCCATCTCTTTAGATACTTTAATCCAAGCAGTAACTTTCTTAACGATAGCTTGTCTTTCTACTAAGTCAAAATCAGCTTGTGATTTCAATGCACCTTCAGCAGTCATTCCAGCACCTCCATCTGGAGAAGTTTGCTCGATGTAAGTGATATACTTAGAAGTAGTACCAGCAGTATTTACTAATTCACGTAAAAAAGGCTTACGTCTTACGATTCTAGCAACACCAGTTTCTAATTGTGTTAATGCAACAGTACCACCAGTATAGTTACCAGTTACTGTCATTGTACCAGCTACTTTAACATCTAAAGCAACAGTACCACCTTTTCTTTCTAATACCTCGTTGATTTTCTCAAGGTTATCAGCATAAGAATCAGCAATTGCTTGTCCTAAAGATTTAGCAGTAACTTGCATAGACTTAGAAGCTTCTTTAATACCCTCTAATCTACCCTCTAATGTAGCGATAGCTGTTTTTACAGCAGTATCATCATACGTTTTGAATTTAGCGATTTCGCCTTTCAATCCCTCTAAATCTTCTTTAGAAGAAAAGTTTGCAGTTTTTTCAGAGAACATTGAGTTTAATTTCTCAATAACTTGCTCTGGAGTTAAGTTGTTTTCCATTTTTTAATTTGTTTAAAAAGTTATTTATAATGTGCGTTAGACTTGATTGAGTGTAATCGGCTCTAAGTTAACATTTGCATCCATCCTTATATTTTGAAAGATTAAACTGAACTGAAGCACCACTTAAATTCGCATCTAAAATGTTTTCAATCATCCCAGTTACACTTTCAGTACCAAACCTACTAAAACCTAGAACGTTAAAATTTACTATTCTTTTCATCAACGCATTTTTGTCGATAACTTCTTTAAATGCGTGTGCTAAAGCTATCATAGGTTTAACAACTTGTGTTCTATGGTCTTTTGTATAGTAATTTAGTATATCAGTTTCATCTAAGAAAAAGACTTTCATTTCAATATCTCTTTCTAAAGATGATTCAAACCCATAATGCAATTCATTAACCAATTCCAAGCACCATATTATTGGTGTCTTATCCATCAAGTTAGCAGTCTTTAAATTCCACTCATTATTAGTGGCAGTTCTAGTTCCAAACATAGCAGTAGGCTTTGGAATCAATATATCAGATACAATGTTCACATTGTCTAACTCAAAATAAGTATCAGTAACTAATGCTGTAACAAAAGAAGATACTATATTTCCTCCCAAGACTTTACCAGATACTTTCTTACCAATCCTAAGCCATTTAGTATCACAAGTGTAAACTCGTAACTTACCATTAACAACAGACAAGGAATTAATGCTGATACTATTATCAATTGCATTAACAATTTCTTCAAAAATCTCTGATACATCTTTCATAGCCAATAAGCATACATTTTATTATAACCTCTAAACTTTTCATACTTAGCATTACTTAGATTAAGCATAATGTAGTCTTGAATAGCTTTGTAAGTTTTAACAGCTTCATTGTATCTTAGGTAAATAGGATTGTGAGCAGAAACAACACCAGAATTTTCATTTCTAGGTTTAGTCATACCGACTGATGTGTTTTGTGCCACCTTATCTTTCATGTACTCAAAATAAATGAATCCAATAAGCATATCTTTCATACCTCTTGATATTATAAGTCTGATGTCTGTTTCATATTTAAAAGCATTAAATATAAAAACGTAATTAGCATTCTGTGGAACGTTATTTACTAAATCAGCTTTAAAATCATTAAATAAGTTGATACCCAACAACTCATTCAAATATATTTCCTCGTATCTATCAATATATTCTGTAAGCTTTTGGGTATCATACATACCAGTATGAAGTTCAAACTTATCTGTAAAGTCTGAATTACTTAGAAATAGTGCCATACTTTCTTTCTACAAAAAGGTCTGCCATTTCTTTTGTTACGATAGCTTTTGTGTTAGCTAATCCAAAAGGTGCTGTTCCGTTAAATTTAAACAATACGAAACCATCTTGTACTTGTGCGTTTTCTTCAGCCATTTTTATTTTATTTTAGTGATTACATTATTCCAGTCAAATCCTTTTTCTTCTATTACGATAGCTTTAGGATTCTCAATATTTAATTGTGCTATTTCAGATAATTGAGCAGTAAGATACTTTAATCTCATTTCCATTGTATAAAGTCTTTCGTCTGTACCTTTACCATTAACCAATGACTTGCAGATTGTGTTTATCTCATCATTAATCTTTTTAAGCACATTTTCTTTATCTTCGGATTTACCAACTTCCAATACTGGTGTCATTTCATTAGCACCAAATGTTACAGCAGAACCCTCCCATAATGCAACTTCAGAAATCAAGAAATAACCTCCATTACCCATAGTAGCATCTTCTACCCATTTAGTCTTATCAGCCATGTATCTGAAACCTATAGAATGTTCTCTGATAATACCATCTTGATAATCTAACAAAGCATCATTACCCAATGTAGAGTTTCCAAGTTCGCCTACAGCATACAATCCAAAATCATCTTCTTGTAGTTCAACGAATTTACCAATTGGCATTTCCCAATTATGGTATCGCAAGTATGCAATCTTTCTATTAGAAGTAGAATCAACACCACGTTCTTGTAAAGACTTTTTAAAACAACCTTTAACAAGCATATCAGAATCAGAATCTATATTACCAAAGTGGCTTAAATAGAATGATACTTTTCTAGACGTGCTATCTATATCTTTAATTTCAAGACCTTGCGACTTAATTTTATAGTGATTATTTATTTTACTATTCATAAATCTTTTAAATTTGTTTCTACAAAAATATAATTTAATTATGAACAATTCTTTTTGGAGTGCATTTTTTGGTATCACAGACCCAAAACTTAGCAAACTTGCTCGAAACCTTACACCCAATAGGCAGTATTCAGTAGATTTCTTCGGAAAGAAACAAGCTGTTTGGGTAGATACATCAGATTCTTATAAACTATATATTGAAATTCCAGAATTACGTACTGTAATAAATAAAAAAGCACAAATGCTTTCTTTAGGTATTCCAAAGCTAGTAAATGATAAAGGAGATATTATAGAAAAGCATTGGGTGTTAGATTTAATTAAAAACCCTAATCCACTACAATCATGGAGTGATGTAATTTATTCTATTTCAGTAAACGATTCTCTACATTCATCTTCATTTGTGTATGCTCCTAAGAGAATAGGTGAAATAGTAAATCTATTTGTACCACTTCCATCACATAAGATGCAAATTAATACAACTGGAAAGTCTTTAAAGCAAATGACTAAAGATGGACTTATAAAAAGCTACACTTACAACTATGATGGACAAAACAAAGAAGATTTAAGCTTAGAAGAAGTTATTATCATTCAAGCTAATGATGGTATCAACTTATTAAATCCAGTATCAAGAATTGAATCTTTAAAGTTTCCTATATCAAACATTAAAGCACAATACAACAAAAGGAACGTATTATTAGAAAATTTAGGTGCAATTGGTATCTTATCTTCAGAAAATAGTGATATGGGTGGTGCTTTACCTATGACACCAGAAGAAAAAAGGGATATTCAACGTGATTGGTATTACAGAAATAAAGATGAGTTAATGATTACTGAATCGGCTGTTAAGTGGCAACCAATGTCTTATCCTACCAAAGACTTGATGTTGTTTGAAGAACTTACAGCAGATAAGTTAGCTATCATTGACCTTTTTGGATTAAACTACTATATCTTCTCAAATGAAAAAGGTAGTACGTATTCAAACGTTAGGGATGGTATGAGAATGGCATATACAGATACAATAATTCCAGAATCTAAAAAGATATATGATAACATTACAGAATCTTTAGGATTGGACAAACAAGGATTAAGAATTGTTGCTGATTATGACCATGTACCAGTTCTTCAAGATGACTACTTATCTCAATCTGAGGCACTTAACAAACGAGCAGATGCACTAACAAAAATTGTCAATGCTGGTATAGGACTTTCAGAAGAAGAAATGCGAGCATTATTAAACATATAAGATAAGGGGCAATTAAGCCCCTTTTTTTACTACTTCAAAACTTCCATCTTCATATAACAACATATAGTTTCCACTATCGTGCCAAATTGTATGCACTATCTTACCATTTAGTTTTTGCCCTTCGTAGTATTTACGCTTCATGGGAATTCAACAATAACGGGGTTATGGTCAATCTCTGGTAACGTCCAACCAAATAAAGCATCTGTTGTGCAATTGAAATATTCCTCATTGGAAATAAACCAATTGCCATCCGCATCTAAAGTAGGGTTAAAATATTGCTCACCATCGTATGTTTGACCTACCAATTGGTTTTTTTGTTCTACTGTTAATTGTCTTACTTTCATTACACTTGTCTATTTAATGTTGTTTGATATGCTTGTACTGCCGTATAGAAGTTAGATGCTTCAGTGTCAGATAATCCGTCGCCGATTGTTGCAAACGCAAGCCTTCTATATGAAAACCTAGCAGTATTTGCTTGGTTCCACCCCCCTATATATATTGAATAATCAGGTAATTGTGCAGTGTTAGTAATGGTATTACTTCCTATCAACAAGCTATTTTTAAATAATTTAAAATTATTATTAGCTGTTCTTGTAGATAAATAATTACCTATTTTTGAAGAGTCAACGTATGATATTTGTGTTGATGCATTGGCATTTGTAGTAAATGTAGTGTTTGG